GGGCACAGAAGTATGTCGTAAAAGTTTTCACGATGATATTTGGATTGCCAGTCTGGAAAATAAACTGCGATCAAGCCACGACAACATTGTTGTCAGCGATTGCCGCTTCCCTAACGAGATCAAAGCAATAAAACAGGCCGGTGGGCGAGTGGTCTGGGTCAAACGCGGCGATGAACCGGTATGGTACAGCACAGCCAAACGGGCCAATAGCGGTGATGTCATGGCTCAACAACGCCTAGCAGATTTTAAAATACATGCCAGCGAAACGGCCTGGATTGGCACAGAGTTTGATGCGGTAATTGATAACAACGGCACTCTTGACAATCTGTACGACCAAATTAAAAATCTGGTACAAGCGGAGCTGGTTTCCAACTGACCCTGGATCCAGCCAGTTCAATTTGACAATTGGCACAGATAGTTTTTAAATTGGGCCAATTGTTGTTTTTTAAATTTCCATCAATGTAGTACACAAACATTTGACGCAGAGTCTTGGCCTTGAAGCCGCAGACCTCACAGCGTTCTTTTTTCCTGTATCCTGTTCGAGCCCAGAGCGGCACAGGTTCTTTTATCTTGTTGTCTTTTCTTATACAACTGGCACACTTATTTCGGTAATGCCGGACTCCGCCGCTGATATAATTTACAGCCACCAGGTTTTTGTTGCATTTTGGACATAAATCACGTTTGAGCATATGGTATTTATATAGCAAACCTTTGAAAGGCACCGGGTAACTCACCAAAATTACCACCTTTCGAATAAATAACTTTAACATGTACTATAAAGGATTATAACCATGGCACTAGTTTCCCCAGGAGTTTCAGTCTCCATAAGCGATCAAAGTCAATACGTTAATGCAAACGTGGGTTCAATACCACTAGTTTTATTAGCGACAGCTCAGGATAAAACCTACAACGGTAATCCAGCGACCGGTACCAGCAAGGCCAATGCCGGACTTCTACAATCATTTACAAGTCAGCGCGAACTTGTGACAGCAATGGGTACACCCTCATTCCAATTGAGTTCAATTGGTACTCCGGTAAACGGATCAGAAATCAATGAATACGGGCTAATGGCATCCTATAGTGCCCTGGGTCTAAGCAATCAGTTGTATGCTATTCGTGCTGACATTGACCTAAATCAGTTGGCAGGTACTAGTGTACGCCCAAGTTCAGTTGCTGCTGATGGCACATATTGGCTTAATACCGCTACTACACAATGGGGTATTTACGAACTAAATGCTACTACTTCTACATTCACTAATGTAACTCCACTGGTTATTACTGACAAAAATCAGGTATTTGATGATTCTAATTATGCATACAATGTACCAACACCTTACAACTATGTTGGTTCAGCTGGTCAATATGCTATTGTAGCTGTTGATAACGATGGCACCACACCCAATGATCTGCGTTTATTCTACAAGGCCACCGCCAGTAGTTATGGACTCAATGGTACCTGGGTTCAAGTCAACAGTTCTGCTTGGCAACAAAGTCGTGCAGCAGTTGTTGCAACAAATATCAATCCAAGTATTTTAAATAACAGCTCACTAACAATCAACGGAGTTACTGTGACCGTTACAGGTGCCGGCACTACAAACTTTGTTAACTCTATCAATTCCTATAATATTGCAGGTGTTTATGCTCAAAACGTTGGCGGTTATGTAAACCTGTTTGTAACCAGTGCTGCACGTAGCGGCGGTGCAAGTGCTGCAGTTGATGGCAAATTGACATTGACTGACGGAGTACACGCACCATTGGCCCTGGCTGGAATCAGTACTACTCCTCCATCTGGCTACTACTGGGCACCTATCCTGTTCTACGGTAACTATGCTCAGGCACCTTCAGGAGGTTGGTTCTCAACCGACAGCCAACCACGTCCAACCGGTTCAATTTGGTGGAAAACAACGGCCACTGGTGGCGGTTTCAACCCATCACTTACAATGTATGATGCGGCTACTGGAAAATGGGTTCCAGAATCAGTGCCATTTTATGGAGCAACTTCTTTTGCAATCTATAACTTAGATCCAACTGGTGGCGGTATTAATATTGCCCATGGTCAAGTTATAGCAACAAGAAATTCGCCAGACACAACGGCTAACGCTTTACGATTCTTTGTACAAAGCCCTGCTACAATAACAACCATGACTGGCGGTCGTATTTCCAGTCCGTCTACAGCATTTGTTGGCAACGAAACATTTAACTTCCAATATACACTACCAGGCTCGTCAAATTTAGCTAATACTATTATATCGCTGAACGGAGCTACAACTGCGCAAGGATTTGTTGCTGCAATTTTAGCAGCCAATATTCCTTACATTACTGCTAGTTATAATGCTGATAGCCAGACTATTACTATTAGTCATACTGCAGGTGGACAAATGCAATTCGTAAACGGCACTGGTATACCATTACAAGAAGCAGGGTTTGTTTATGAGTCTGGTGTTGGGTATACTATCAATACCGCTACTGGAAGTTATACCGTAATTTGCAGTAATTTCCATAGTGTAACACAAACCATTAATTACCAATCCACTGCACCTGTACAGGATCCAGCAGATGGCACATTATGGTACTGGAGTGATCCTACACAGATTGACATCATGATCAACACTGGAAGTGGCTGGGCTGGGTATCGCACCGTTAGCAGTGATGCACGTGGTTACAATCTAGTAAACACAGATCCCACAGGTGTTATTGTAAGTCCTACAGCACCAGTAACACAAAGCGACGGAGTAACATCGCTGAAACAAGGCGACTTATGGTTAGACAGCAGTGATTTGGTCAACTTCCCAAGTTTGTATCGCAACACCATTAACGGTACAGGCTCTACTCCATCTAACTGGGTAGCAATCAACGTTGAAGACCATGTCAGCCAAAATGGTATTGTGTTTGCTGATGCTCGTTGGGACGGTGCAGGTACAGCCGACCCAATCAATAGTAGTATTCCAGCGATTTCAACTTTGTTGACCAGTAACTACACTGACCTAGATTGCCCAAGTTATCAATTATACCCACGTGGTACATTATTGTTTAACACACGTCGTAGTGGCTATAACATTAAACGTTATCAAAGTGAATACTTTACTTCAGCTATGTTCCCGGGTCAATCATTGCCATCAGTGGCAGGTGCCTGGGTCACGGCTAGCGGATTAGATGCTAATGGTGTAGTACAAGCTGGTAGTAAAGCACAAAGAGCAGCAGTAGTTTCTGCACTACAAAGTGCTATTGACAGCAACTTAGATGTGTTAAGTAGTGTCTACAACTTTAATTTAATTGTTTGCCCTGGTTATCCAGAGTTGATTCCTAACATGTTGACTCTAAACAGCAATCGTAGTAATACAGCGTTTGTTATTGGTGACACACCATTGGATCTACAACCCAATACGGTTGACATTACCAATTGGGTCAACAACACAGGCGGAACAGGTCTTCCAAGTGATGCAGCAGCAAGTCCATACTTGGCCTTGTATTACCCAGCTGGTCAAACCAATGACCTAGCAGGTAATACCGTTGTAGTTCCAGCTAGCCATGCAGTATTGCGTACATACTTGTACAATGATCAAGTTAGTTATCCATGGTTTGCACCCGCTGGTGTCAACCGCGGTCTGATCAGTAACATGAGTAACATTGGTTATATCAATAACTCAACAGGCTTATTTGTACAAAATGCTGTAAGCCAAGGTCTACGCGATGCTCTGTTTACATTGAATATCAATCCTTTGACACAATTACCTGGTGTTGGTTTAGTGATATTTGGTCAATTGACACGCAGCGGTGATACAACAGCACGTAACCGTGTAAACGTTGTTCGTTTAGAAAACTACTTGCGTACAATATTCTCAAGTATCAGCAATGGCTTCTTGTTTGAACCAAATGATGCAGTAACACGTAAATCAATTTCAAGTCAAATTGAAAATGCATTGAACAATGTGTTGTCACATCGCGGTCTATATGATTTCTTGGTAATTTGTGATACAACTAATAATACTCCATCGGTGATTGCAAACAATCAACTATATGTAGATGTTGCTATTGAACCAGAGCGTGACGTAGAATTTATCTACATTCCAGTTGCTATTTACAATCCTGGCTCGATTGCTCAGTTGAATATACAATCGACTTAATTAGATAAATAAGAGTAATAGGAGAACATTATGCCAGTAGCATCATTAAGTAATTTTACCGTACCACAAACAGGTATAAGCAACCAAGGCCTGTTAATGCCAAAGCTGAAGTATCGCTTTCGTGCAACATTTATTAACTTTGGTCAGGGTGCTAGCACAAATGAGTTGACCAAACAAGTAATTGATATCAAGCGCCCAAGTGTTAATTTCAACCCAATTACACTGGATGTTTACAACTCAAAGGTATATTTACAAGGCAAGCCAGAGTGGCAAGAAACCACTATCAACTTGCGTGATGATGTTACCGGTGCAGTGACTCAATTGGTTGGTCAACAGGTACAGAAACAATTTGATTTCATGGAACAAGCATCAGCACCAAGCGGCACTGATTACAAATTCCAATTGTTGTTTGACATTCTTGATGGCGGTAATGGAAGTACTAACATTGGTGTTCTTGAAAAATGGGAACTGGATGGTTGCTTCTTGAGTCAAGTCGACTATGGTGACATGGCCTACAACAGCAATGATCAAGTGCAAATTGCATTGACCGTTAAGTTTGATAATGCTATCCAAACATTTGGTGGCAACGACATGGCAACACCAGTAAAATATGATCCAAACTTTAACCATGTAAGTGGTGTTGGCGGCGGAAACTTGTAATAGCTGACACAGCAACACACAAAACCCGAGCTTAAAAACCTCGGGTTTTTTATTGGATAAATATTAGTATGACCACAAACTTACGCAACTATCAACACGCCAGTAGAATATTCATTGATTCTAATTATCGGCTGAGTCCCAAGTACGGATTTCTGTTTTATGTTGAGTTTGATTTTAATCCACAGATTACCAATATCAGCAACACGGCTGCACAAGAATTGGGCATGATTGTAAAAAGCTGTAACTTGCCAAAGTTTACTATTGATACCAAGGTACACAATGCGTACAATCGTAAAAACATTACTCAGCACAGTATCAAGTACGATCCAATTCAAATCACATTCCATGACGATCAGGCCGACAACGTTCGTAATTTCTGGTATGACTATTATAGTTTCTTTTATCGCGACAGTGACTATGCAGATGCTACCTATCAAATAATCAACAAGTATCAAGAACGTCCTTCATTTGATTGGGGCTATAGTCCTAGACCAGTGGGTAGCTACAACTCAGCCACAGCTTACCAAGACTATCAATACATACAAGGCATACGAATCTATAGTTTGTATCAGGGGCAATTTGACGAGTACGAATTGATCAACCCTATGATCACACAATTTAGACATGGCGATCATGTCAATGGTGACAATACGGTACTTGAACATCAGATGCAGATTCAGTACGAAGCTGTAAAATATCAAACCGGATCCATTACAGAAAATAATACAGGTGGGTTTATTGATCTGCACTACGACCTAACTCCAACCCCGTTGGGTGGTAAACCAAACTACGAGACAGCATCCAGTGAAGTCACCGACTTGGCCAGCATCAATACCAATGCTTCAAGTGCCGCGGTGTTGCCAAACATTCCAATCACTGGTGCATTGACACCAGCATTTAGTTTTGGATCATTGTCCAGCATACTTACCAATTTAAACGCTGCCGCTGGAACCAATGGTGGCGGGTATACATTGCCGGCGCTGGGAAGCCTAACCTCTGGTATCAATAATAGTAACTTTGTAGGTGCACAGCTACAGGCCGCCACGGTGGCACTAGCAGGAACAGCCGCTAATACATTGGCTGGTGGAGTAGTTAAGGGACTGGCACAGGGATTAGGACCACAGGGCACCAGTGCTCTTACCTTATTGGCCGCTGCCATAGCAAGTCCACAGGCCGCATTAACTACCGTAGAAAACATGGCATCTAAATTTGTGATGGGCGCAATATCACAAGGTGTCAATAGTCTGGCCACATCGGCTGGTCAGGAACTTACCAAGGCAATCTCAGGAGCATTGTCGCCAATTGGTCAGGGTATTTCAGGTGCATTTGGCGACTTATCCAATCTTGGTTCTGGCTTTATCTCAGGATACTCCCCCGGAACTACCTTGTACAATGCACTGAACCCGATCAGCGGGCAGGGAGATTTGGCACAACTGAATCCCGACGGCACGGTAAACTTGTCGCAATTTAATATTGGGTCAACAGAATTGCCGTTGAGTTATACTCCTGACCTTGGTCCAGTGACAGATATGAGTGTGTTTGATTCAGTGAGTTTTGATTAATTATGTCTAATCAAATTACCACAGCAACCAATACGCAAGCACCAGATCTTAGTAATACACAACAAGATCCCAACAAGTATTTCAATAATTTTTTTGCATTTGACTTCAGTGTTGGTGCCGAGGCCAATGATGCTATCACTGCTTATTTTGAAGACTATACTGGAAGCAAAACTTCTGGCAATGCTCTGGCAGCCGCAGTACTTTATACGGCCAAGGCACAGAATATAGATCCAATGGTAGTGTTGGCTGAGTTTCAAAAATTAGGTCCAGGGGAACTGAACAATTACCTTGCTGCATTTTTAAATTTCAATCGTGTGCCGACCAGTACCATTGGTTTTAAATCCGCCAGTCAAACTAATCCATACATCACTCGCAGTATTCTTCCATAATGTCAAAGTACGCACAGGGCAAATTTCAATTGCAAAATCCTGCCAAGTATGTGGGCAACAAAAGCCCCACCTACCGTAGCAGCTGGGAATTCACGTTCATGACCTTCTGCGACAACAATCCTTCAGTCCTGCAGTGGGCAAGCGAAGCAGTACACATCAACTATCGCAATCCCCTAACAGGCAAGAACACCATATATGTTCCAGACTTTCTAATGACCTATATGGATGCCAGCGGCAAGCAACATGCCGAAGTGGTTGAAGTAAAACCTCTAAAAGAAACCAGTCTACAAGAAGCTGGCAAAAGTCCCAGAGCACAAGCGTCAGCTATTCTCAACATGGCAAAATGGGAAGCCGCAAGAGCCTGGTGCCAAGCACACAATTTAAAATTTCGCGTGATTACTGAAAACGATATTTACGCCATGGGTGGTGGCCGTAAATAAATACGGTATGACCAAAAAATTAGAAGAATTATTTAATTTACCCTCTGTAGACGCTACCCCAGAAGAAACCGAGCAGACCATAGCCGAAAATCGTGAGCTGATTACCGAAGTAGATCGTGCCATAGACAAAATAGATGCGGCCCTGCCCACGGTACGCGACCTAGAAACAGGCGATAGCGAACTGGACGAATTGGCTACTCTTGCCAAAGAAAAGGCCGAGGATCTAATAGACCTGGGCATGAATGTAGAACCACGTTTTTCAGGTGTTATACTACAGACAGCCGGTATGCTATTGGGCCATGCAATCACAGCCAAAACAGCCAAGTTAGACAAAAAACTCAAGATGGTACAGCTACAGCTGGCCAAAGCCAAGTTAGATCATCAGATCAAAAAAGACGCAGGCACACCCGAAGAGCAGGCCATCGAAGGGCACGGAATTGTGTTAGATCGCAACGAACTGCTAAAAACAATATTAGCCAAAAAAGAATAAATATACGATATATAGGAAGTTAAAGATGAAACCATTCCAAAGCTACATTATTGAGTTAAACAAACCATGCGAGTTCCGTATCAAGATGGCCAATGTTGACCCAAAATCAGTTTTAGAGCAAATTAAAAACGCCCTAGACACATACCAACTTGAAAGCATCAGTGCAATCAAGAGTCTACCAATCCAAGAACATCGCGAGTTTCCAAACTGGGGTGGTCCTTGTGAGTGCTGGCAATTTGATATTAAAGTTGCTTATCCGGCCAATACCATTCAGATAGCACAGGTCATTAGAGAACGTGCTCAGATCAATCCTGACTGGTTATGTGTGCGTAATCTAAACGAAGCTGAATTTACCGATGAAGCTGAAGCACCCAATGCTGATGCTGCCAAAGGTGCACTACTGGATCAAGAAGATCTAGGCGGTTCAAAAGAAGGACAAGCACTAGTAGGTCAAACCAGAATTGGTAGCCTAATTGCAGAATTAGAAAAACACACTCGCAAATATGAAACAGCTGGCAAAGACACAAACGCAGATGGTGTTCGTGAAGCCGGTTCTAAAAAAGGCGAAACAACAAACGATATCAAACAGGGCAC